AAGGAGTTACTCAAGAATGAGCCTGAAGATATTGAAATCAGTATCACTACTGATTCAGCTGGATGAGTTAAAGGGATCAGTCAATAGCATGATGATCCCCGCAAGGGGCAACAGAAAAGCATTTATCTATTCAGGAAACTTTAGAGCTGCTAAAAAGAAGATTCAAGATTATCTAGACACAAACTACCCTGCTTTTAAGGGCTATTTTGCCGACGCACCTGAGTTTCACTATACAGTCGTCAAGTATGTTGCATGGGATCACTGGCTGACGAAGGGAAGTAAGTATCGGAAGTTGAAGAAGAAGGACGTGGGGAACTACATTAAAAATGCAGAAGATCCTATCTTTACGTTTCTGGGCGTTGATGATTGCACGATCATAGAATCAAACATCCAAAAGGCTCAGGCCAAGCCTGACCAATCTGTGGCGTTGCAGGTCGTTGTTGATTTGTACGCTATGGACGAATGGGTGTTAAAGAGGGATTGCAGCAACATCTGGTAAGATTTCAATAAATCCGTATGCTAATTCTTCAACACACTGTTTAGTTACACTAATCTTTTCTATCACGTATAGGTACATTCCGAAGTTCAAGTTCGACTTCAGGTCGAATCCCACCAACTCTCCCACCACATTTCCCTCATACTGCTCTAGTGCAGCTGCAGATAGCTTCTCTTTGATGGAGAGTCTGTAGTTGTATTTAGATCTGCCCTCGGCTATAGCACGACCCTCTTTATTGAAGGTCTTCATGTCGAGTCTATACTTGTCGTTTTTGATGAGATACAGCTTTTGTCCCATGAAATAAAGCGGGCTGAGATTGCCTATCCTGTCTCATTTAATCCTCCGGCCCGGAGTAACCCGCTATCTCCTTAATTAGTCTGTTAATGCCGTACTGCATTTCCCGCAATACTCTGAATTCTTCCATTTCCTACCACAGGACGGACATTCTCTCTTATGCTTTGTAGTAATAGGGTCTTTGATGTATTTCTTGCTACCGTCGAAACCCTTGAGCAAAATCACCATTGAATGAACATTGGACTCGAGTTCGCCAGCGTATGCTGTTCCGAACGATTGGAATGATTTAGATCCTTCAACAGTAATGCCAGGTGCAGGCTCGGCACTTCTGTATGGTCCTGCTGATCCGATATTTTGTGCTGAGAAACATGAAGATTGAGTTCCACCGCCTCCCGTGGTGTGCGTGACACTTCCTATTGGAGCGCTTGTGTTGCTGTATGTTATGGGTCCGTACCAAATAGGAGGATGACACCACGGACATCTGCAGCCCCAGCTATGATGGCTGTGGTGATGATCGTGCTTATAGTTGTAGCGGATTTCTTTTACTTCTGGAAGAGGCTTTTCGAACTGCCAAGTGACACGGATAATCCCATCGTCGATTTTATCACCTCTAAAATCACTAATTTCTTCGGTCTTTTCGATGAATCTGAATCTTCTGCCTTCTACGAGACTCTCGACGAACCTTTCGATGTCTGCAGTCTGGCCGGCTTTAATATAAAAGCCTCCCTCGCTAACATTTCGACCATCGATTTCAATGTTGACTACTGCATTCCTTCCACCGAGATTCTTGAGTAGAAGCGAGTACTCGGATCCAAACGGGATGAAAACCGTTGATTCGTTGTTGACAACTTTTTCTCGGAGGATTTTACGGCCGACCTTCACTGAACAGACGAGTTTATTACTATACATCATGGCACTACCTTTCCCGATGTCTGACTAGCACCGTGGAGTTTAAAGTCAGATAGAGTGATGCAATTGTTTAGAGTTAAATTACTAAGATCTATTCGATTCTCATCCAAACACTATCGCCCTGCCCCTCAAATGCTAAATGAAAATGTACTTCTTGAAACCCCCAACTAGACATATATTCTTGTATTTCTTGATAGAAATGTTGCCCTTTCCATATTTCGTATGGGGCAATTTCAACTTCTAAATGAAGCGCCTTTAGATGTCGAATGCCATATCCAAAACTTTTTAAAACCTCATAAGTGCAGCCTTCCACGTCAATTTTAACGAGATCTAATTCGAATCTATTTATAAGTTGAAGCAGTGTTTCACCCGTAATAGCAAGTACTTTTATCCAAGTCGGCGGAGGATGACTTCTCCATGTTGGGTCATCAACGACTGGCAGCAAAGAACTTGTTCCCATTATGTGTATATTATAGATATCTGGTATTGCATTAAAGTTAACTACTCCAGGCTTGTCAGATATTGCCAACTGAAACGATGTGAATGCTGGATATGCCGCGATCATAGTTTTAAAAGATTGCGGGTGGGGTTCGATTAAGAAGACCGAACTGGGTTCTATATTGGCAAGGCCTCGTAGATGTTCGGCGTGATTGCCGTCACGTGATCCTATTTCTAGAATACTTGTTGGTTGAGTCTTGAAATACTTTATATATTCGTCATAGAATATTTGCATATTTATCCCTTAAAGACGAACTCGCGAAATGCGTCCATGTCGAACAGTCGACCAGGACAAGTCTTAAATTGACCCTTAGTCCAGTCGTATCCTGCCATGAGACCAACTTCTCGATGTCCAAGAATGTTTTTTGTAGGAATGTTGTAGTTTATCATGTAGGCATTACAGAGTTCTCTTAATACGTCCAAATAGCCCTGAGGAGGAGCAATTACATCGTAGTCTCCAACTACACAGATTCCGATTGATTTGCTATTCATTCCGAGCTCTTTTGTGTGAGCTCCTGACGTGACATCTACTCTTCCCTCCATGACTGTAATTACTCCACCGATATCTTCAATTCCCTTGTGATAGCCGATATCATTCATTCCCATATTTTCAATGTGATATTTACGAATGGCATCCCAGCTTTTCGTTCCGCTGTCTTTAGTCATCGAATGATGAACTATAATGTACTCTGGCTTATTCATTATCCGTACCTTTCATAGATGATTTTCATATTTCTATTTTCAAGCAGTTTTTTCTTTTCTGCGCTATTAAAATGTTCGTCGATTGTTTTACTTCCGTGATGAAAGATAGGAAATGGCGCTCCCTTTGGCCCTTCTAATAGAAACTTACACGATACATTTTCTGGAACCTGCACTAATTCATATCCTGCATTAGCGGCTCTTATGGAAAAATCAATGTCTTCTGACCCGAAAGGATTAAAGATTTCATCAAGATAACCAATTTTATCGAACACCTCTCTTCTAATCATTACGCACCAGAAAGCAAAGGCTTCCTTTACAAATCTGCCACAATCAAATGTGAATTTTATGACACCTGTCAATCCAGTTTTTGGGTCAGTAAAGGGATTCAACAATAAGTCTATCCACGTATTGCTCAATAGAACAACGTCATTATTTAGGAAAACAATGTAGTCTCCTTTAGCAACAAGGGCTCCCTCGTTATACGTTCTAGAAAACCCTAGAGGCTGCTCGAACCAAAGCAATTTGAATGGCTCTCCAAGAGACTCTACATATTTACGCGTATTGTCGGTACAGCCGTTAGCGACGACTACTACTTCTTTATCTGCAAGATCTGTGTGCGCTTTAATCGATTCTAAACAGGGCTTAAGAAGATCATCTAAATGATTCATCGTCCCAACAATTATAGAGATTTTCACACTCGTAAAACTCCAATTCCCATGCAATGCGCAGGCATACTTTCATGAAAACAAGGATATGAATTATTATCAATAAATTCCCAATATTCGTACTTGTTTTTAATTTCAGTCCAGAACTCTTCTACTCTGCAGCCTCTGCTTATATGATCGTCGGTTTTTAAAATATCATGAAAAGCAACATATCCGCCAGGCTTTACGAGTGGGCTGAAATTATAGAAATCGGCCTTAACGCCTTCATAGGTATGATCGCCATCGATAAACATGAAGTCTATCGTCCCTAATCCTACTTCGTTGTGCACTCTAGCAATATAGGCAGGATCGTGAGTGTCTCCCATGAATTCTGTGATATATTTCTCAAACTCGGTGCCTTTATACATTAACTTATCATAGGTCTTTCCGTTATACGCTGCGTAGAAGGTGCCATAAAAGAAGCTTAGATCGCAACAATACACTCGGCCTCCTTCGTGTCTTGAGACCATTGCAGCCCAGAGTATAGCGGTACCTCCCATCCACGTCCCAATCTCTACAACGCGAGCAATCTTTTCATTCTTTAAGAGCTCCTGTAGAGCGAGTAATTCGAATTTTTTCTGAGGTATGGGCCAATCGGGTACAATTATTTGATTCATTTAAATCTCCATTCTGGTTTTCTTAATGATTCCTATTCCCATGCACAAATGGGCATCAACCCACCGATACTTATTGTTGTCGATAAATTCATAGCAATCAAATGTTTTTTTGAGCTCCTGCCAAAAGCGAGCTACATCAACACCCTCGGATCTATGAAATTCGTTGTCGGTAATGTCGTGAAAAAGAATATGACCGCCTAATTTCACAGTGGAGTAGAAGTTATAGAAATCTTGTTTGACTCCCTCGTAGGAATGATCACCATCAAGGAATAGTAGGTCGACTTCTCCAACTTTTTTCTTTACATCTTCGATGAATCTTGGATCGTGACTATCACCTTGAAATTCGGAGATGTATTTACCAGCATTGAAATTATCATACACCTGTCTATTGTAAACAACGTTCCCGTCGATAAAGCTACCCCAGTCGAATCGCAGATCGCAGCAGAACACTCGGCCATTGTTCGGGGCGACCATCATTGCCCATAAGAGAGCTGTTCCTCCTCGTGATGTTCCTATTTCGAGGACAGTAGAGATCTTCTCATTCTTCAGGAACTCCTGAATCATGATGATCTCATACTTCTTCTGTGTAATTGGCCAATCGGGTACGATTATATCGTTCATTCTCCGAATATCTCATCTCCTACAGATTTAGGTCTTCCCCCGCTACCACCGAAGCTGACTTCGGAAAGGTCGTCAAATTCGACCTCGTCGCTCTCTTCAATTCTCATGTGTCTATAATTAATTTTACAAGGAATTTCCATTCTTGCCGCACCTGACCTATTTTTCCCGACATAGAGCCTGAGTTTGTTCGCTGCAAACTCCTCCTTCGTTTGTCTGGCTACTAACACGAGATCTGCAATCATAGCCTTTTCCCAAGATTCTGAGAGGTTAGAGATGTCAGACTCTTGTCTGTCATAGCCGGCTCTATTGATTTGAGAAGCTGTCCAAACCGGACAAGAGAACTCAGATGCTAGAGCTTTCAATTGTCTGTAAATCATGCCGAGGTCTGACCGACGTTCAGCATTCTTTACCGATGATCTCATAAGGTCAGCATAATCAACGATGATAATGTCAGGCCGCATGCCGCTGGACATGATTTTTCTTTTAATGTAAAGGGAGAGCATCTCCTTCGTTAAAATTTCTGGTGGAAATTCTTTTAATAGAAGACGACTTTTAGGATGTTCTTCTGTGAATTTCTTGATATAGCCGTCAATAACCTCGGCTGGACTGTTGATAATATCGATGATTGGCTTTCCAGAAATTAAGCAGTCGTATCTAGTCATAACCTCACTAGATGTCATTTCTAATGTAAAGTGGAACACTGTTTTTTCTTGCATTAAAGCGTGCTTTCCAATATTCACAAGAAACAACGACTTTCCAAATCCTGGCGGAGCAGCGATAAAATATAGCTTGTTGGGATATGCTCCGCCTATGAGGATTTCATTTAGACGGTCAGAGAAGGTGGTAATAATCTTGCTTTGGTTTATGATGGTTCTGTCGCGTTCTCTTTGAGCTATGTCATCGAGTTCCATTTCACCAAAGTCGGCTTCAAACGTGAGGTCGTTCAATAGATTGTAGATGTTTCCCTTGATAGCTGCCAGATCTTTTTCATCCATGATGCCGAGGCTCATGTTAGAATCGGCGTTCTTGACAGCTCCTACGATCTGTTGAGCATTCTTGAGGAGGACAAAGCTTTCGATTTTCTCTACAAAATACTTGATGCAAGACGCTTCGTTAACATCGTTTACTTCCCGCCTCGCCATACCTCTCTCGATAAGTTTTTCCAGCTTCTTGCCTCTAAACTTTTCGATGATATAAAACTTATCTTTGTTGCCCAATCTGTCTTTGATGGCCTCAACAAATTGATCCTGCACTTCACTGTCCTGGAGGATCGGTTCGTCAAAGAAATGGAAGTCCTTAGCTTTTTCAAAAACAAAGAGATGATACTCATTAATCGACTCCAGCAAAACATTTAATAGGTTGATCAGCATATCGTTGCTGATTCCGATATATTTTGTAATCAATTAGCACCTCTATAAAAGAATAGCCAGGCTATCTTAGCTTCACCTGGCTTTGATTCCGGCGTAAGAAACTGGAATACCATTAATGCAACAGCCCTAAGACCGGAAGATTATTAGAATGGAATGTCGTCGAAAGCAGAGTCAGATGGGAATGCAGCAGGAGTTCCAGCAGGCGGAGCCTCACCCGCAAAATCTGCACCAGGAGCAGGAGCTCGATATGGGCTTCTGCCGGAGGTGTCACCTGTCGTGCCACCTGACGCCTTGATGGTTCTGTTCTCTTCTACAATCCTTGCGCTTTCTTGCTGGAATGCCCAGGCGAAGAATGGCATTTCATTGATGATCCAATAAGCCTCTTCGGAAGAGAGGACGAAAGATGTTGACTTTTCTTTCATGGATGAATACAGCGTGACGGTAATACTATGGGCGAATTGATACGGGTCCTTAGCCCATAACTCGGGCTTCGACTTGAGAAGATTTTCTACTCTCTTCATGAAGAGGCAGGACTTCTTCTTCTGACCGTCAACTTCAAAGAAGTGTTCAATTACATATCCGTCTGCAGGAACTTGCTTCTGAGGATTCAGAAGGTTTTCAGTGAATCGTTTGATTCGGAGAATCTCTCCAAGTCCGAAAACCATCGAGAGCTTCTGTTCGTAGTCGAAGCGCTTTTCAACGGGTTGACCGTTTTGCTGAAGCTGTGGCGCAATTTCGATCTTGAACTTTGTGGCATCTTTGTACGAGCCCAGTTCGAACCTGAGGCACGCTGTCTTGTGGTAAAACGTTTCTGAAATGAGGGTCTTGGGTGTAGCCATTGTCAGTCTCCTTTGTGGTCGGTGTGAACGTGTGTAGTTTTATTCACCCTTGTATATTGTATCATAGGTTGATGGTTGCCGGACGACGGTACATTAATAATAAATCCGTTCACGAAAATCCCCAAGGGAACATCAATTTTCTCTTCACCCTTTTTGATTTCAATCTTCAACATGCTTTAGCTCCAGTTCTACTTTTACATTATCTTTCTTCATGCTGAACACCTTAGAGCGCATCTTTTCAAGATAGCGTTTAGCAACAGTACTTTGTCGAGACTTATAATAGCGTTTTTCCGATTTATCACTTAGTTCCCTGTTCTTATGCAGGGAATAACTGAATGGCATGATTTCTATGTTTAGCTTTGTTTGCGGGATGCATTTTACAATCCCTATGATATCTACTAAATAGAGCTCTTGATCGTTTGAACGGTTGAATTGATCTAATTTAGTCATTTCTAAACCGGCTCTTTGAACAATTGTCATCGACGTCAAAGCATCGCACATTGCCATTTCAATTTCTGAAAAATCTTTACATTTTATCGTTAGAAAATTTTCAGAGAACTTGCTGTGGTGGTGAAGCTTATCGTTATTGAATTCTTCAACTAGTTCGAAGTTTATGACTCTTCGATCGCCAATTTGAATATTCTCTATTTTTTCGTATACAAGAGCATCGTTTTTATACAGAAGGATTTCTGTTCCTTCATGAAATACTGCGGTATATCCAAGTTCGTCAGTAATAGTCCACGTTGGATGAAGCTCGGGTTCCATTTGAACAGATTTCAAATATGACGGTTTGTGTCTAGAATTTAGAAAAGCGTCTATTGCCAAGCATATGTTGATTTTCTTATTAGTTTTAAGTTGCTCTTCTTGAACATTATACACATGTTTATGCAGAAACTTGGCAAGCTCTTCTGTTCTGTAGCGAGGCCCTCCCCATCGATTGGCGTAAATCGACATTGTATGGAGAAGATTTAAAAAATGCATTATAGCCCCGTCGGCCCTATATTCAATCCGCCCTTTTTAGCAGTTGCTTTGCCAGTTGACGAGCCGCCAATAATTCCGTGCGGACCGCCCATTTTATTATTATACTTTCGTTGACTAATACCCATGGCACTTGCATTCATGTTAATTCCACCAGCAAAGTTTATCACTTGGTCAGATTTGTAAAGTTTTTGTAAGCCACACTTTCCCTTGCAAAAACCAACTTCTTCGTCTGCTTTAATGGCTTGAAATTCACCGAAGCCAACAAAAACTTCTGTATATTTCTCGCATTTTGGACATTTGAATTCATAAATCGGCATCACCATTTCTCCATTTCTTTGAGGTTCTTTCCTTTATACAACTTATGGGCGAACCGTGGAATATTTATAGGTAAATTAGCGGCTTCATCGCCGTAATATACGAGCTCTGCAAACTTTTTGGCGCCTCTAATGATGTCGGCATGAACGTTTTCAAATATCTTGAATTCGTCCTTTACCTTGTCGAGATATTGATCAGGAACATTGAAAATAGCAGCATCTACGTTCAGAAGGCATTGTTTGACACCGTATTCTCTAGTTTTGCCAATGAAGTCGA